AGTCTTCGATATTCCGAGAACTGCCAATCAATTCATTTCGTGGACGGGTATTGAGGAGATTAAAAATGGGTTATTTGCTTCAAGTAAGTATGAATGCGAAATGGTTGTAATGAATAGCCCTCATGTTATTATATTTAGTAACGAAGAGCCTAACATGAATGTAGTCTCCCGTGATAGGTGGGTGATTAAGAACTTGGGAGAAGATATGTTAATAAATTAACACATCTATCGCTTCGCTCAGATGCTTCGCATCGTTAGAGGACCGGCCTCGCTCGTCTGCGAGCTCTCCGGCAAACGGGATACATAGTTAAACATGAGAGAAATTTTTATTTAATATTATATTTATTATAAATATTAAATTATTATGAAGCAGTTGCAGCTACCACACCAGAGTATATTACATAGTATTTAAGCATAACACGAGCGATAAGGTTGTCAGCAGCTAGTGCTGTGCCATCTTCATTCATACCCCATACATGGATGCGAACAGGTGTGGAAGGGTTTTGCGTAACACCACTGGTGAATTGTTCAGAGAATGAACCTCCGGTTGTAAACATGAATTTGGACATAGGGATATATCCTTTGATTGACTTAACTTCTTCGTCGGAGTCTCCTGACCCTTGAAGTAAGATTTTTCTGTTGTATTTACCAGTAGTTTCCATAACTTCAGATTGTGTATCGAAATTAGATCCTAGAGCTGAATTAGTTGTTACTAGTGCTCCGCACAGTTTCTTAGTGGATCCATTAGTGATGAAAGTTATTTTATACGCACAACCCAACACGGTATAGTCATTGTAGATTCCGGCTTGGATATCAAAGCCTTTTAAAGAGTGACCTGTGGCGGTTTCATCGGGATCGAAAGCGCTATTAGCACGAAAAGTGTGAAAGTCTGGAGCCAATGACCCGTTACCGATGAGAATTCTGTCGAAGTAGACTTGTTTACAGTAAACATACCCAGCCAAGCCTGATCCGGCTCCGGTGGGATTTACAATTGATAAAGGATTAGATGCTTTAGAGAGGATCTTAGTAAGGATGCTAGCCCTATGATTGAGTTGAGAATTCTGCCCCCGCGAACGAGGTAGCGGTTTACGCGATTTTCTTTTCTGTTGATGAGATGACCTACGGCGAGATTGAGGAGGTGCAATATTGATAGTGATATAATATATGTAAATAAAAAAATTGATTTAAAAAAACGCGTTTAATTAATAATAATAAAATTATTGGCATAGAACATATATGGATAGTTCCAATAGTTCCATGGGATTTGTCGGTAATACTAAGACAAATCCTAATACCAAACAGTGTTCACCATCTAAACACTGGTGTTTCACCTTTAATAATTATAAAGAGTCGGACTTCGTCCTCATTAGTTCCAATAGTTCCAGTAATGAGGGTATTGAGAAGATTGTATTTCAAGAGGAAATAGGTGAAAATGGAACTGAACACCTTCAGGGCTATTTAGCCTTTAATAAAAAGTCACGGCCTTCAGTCCTTGGATGGGCGAAGGAAATTCATTGGGAGAAGTGTAGGTCCCCTAAACATTCAATCGCTTACTGTAGCGATATTGAAAAACGAAAGGAAGGAGGAAGGTTGTATAAGAAAAATGTTATTATACCCAAGAAATTAAAAATTATCAGTGAATTGTACCAATGGCAGAAAAATATAATCGATATTATAAGTAACGAGCCTGATGATCGTAAGATATATTGGTTCTACGAAGAAACTGGAAACGTAGGTAAGTCTGCCTTATGCAAATACATTGTGCATCACCATCAAGGGTTAATATGTTCCGGAAAAGCATCTGATATGAAGTATATGATTGTTAAATATATAGAAAAACACGGAGTGCCTCCTGAATGTATAGTCTTCGATATTCCGAGAACTGCCAATCAATTCATTTCGTGGACGGGTATTGAGGAGATTAAAAATGGGTTATTTGCTTCAAGTAAGTATGAATGCGAAATGGTTGTAATGAATAGCCCTCATGTTATTATATTTAGTAACGA